CCACCTTTGCTGGTTGATTTTTCACGTCTTAGTTGTACTAAAACACGATCTCCAGCAACTTCAATTCCATGATCAATCTCAGGAAAACACTCTAGTTCTGATCTTGTATCTGGCTCGTCCCTACCTTTTAAATCAAACACTGTTCAGTGCTCCTTTAACCTTTACAGGTCTTCTTCTTTGTCTTCCGTCAAAATTTCATCGACTATTTCAAGGGCTAGTTTTAAACCCTCTATTTTGCCGACATGATGTTTGTAGTCTTCAAAACTAACTACGTTTGTTCCCGCAGTGACGGCATCTGCTTGAATTTGAATCTCAGCGCGTACGCGCTTGATAATTTCTGAAATAAAGTCCTTCATATTCTAACTAATACGCAGGACGAAACAATTCCGCCCTAAATATTAATAGAAATTACCGCCGCCAATGTCGTTTAGGTTTTTATCTGGTCCAACTTTGCTTGAACGAGCTGGTTTACCTTTTACGGCATTATTAGGGCGTTTAGAACCTGAAGGGCCCGCGTCCAGTTTTTTATTTTCTGGGCCGCCGCCTGTAGACAGTTTTCCAGTTTCTTGGTAAGTTTGGCGAAAGCCTTTTTGATCGGCCATATTATGCTCCTGTTGGGGGTGTTGTTGGTTGTGTTAACGCTTGATTTTGTATTTCCATCGCTTTTTGTTGCAATTGTTGCTCATGTTGCTGTTGAGCTAATGCCGCTTGTTGTTGTGTTTCAATAATCTTTTTAACATTATCGGCTTGTTGCTGGAAATTTTGTTGTTCAATTGCTAACCCATGAGAACGAATATCTGCGTCTGCGGCACTTATTGCATCCATTGCCGATAAATTTTGCTCATGTTCAAGTTGGGCTTGTTGTTGATCTAATTGGGCCCCTGCGTTAATATATGCCACGCGTTCTTTTGCCGCGTTGTTAATATTAGCCATTGCAATGTCTGTTGCGTTGCGTTGGTTATCAATATCAGTTTGGGTTTGATACTTAGCTTGTAGCTCTTGAACTTTTTGTTGCAACTCAGCCACTTTGAGCTCATAGTTTTGCTGAGCTTTTTGCAAGTCCGCCTGCATACGTTGCTGAGCTTCTTGTGTTTTGCGCTCTGTCTCAGCCATTTGAGTTTTAACAATTGCTGCCGCAGTTGGATCAGACATTGCAGCATTTTGTTGCTGCTGTTGTTGAGCTTGCTGAACTTTTTGTGCCAACTCTTGAATTTGTTGTACATATTGAGCCATAGACTGCTGGGAGTCTTGAGTAACCATTTGTGAAGCTAACGCTAACGCTTGTTGCGCCGCTTGGTCAAGTGGTTTCTCTTGATGTAATTCCAATACATCTTCGCCGCCCGATGCCTGAGCAACGTAGCTTCGCATAGACTGCAAATAGTGCAAAGTTAAATGCTGCTTAATGTGTTCAAGTGCATGGGGTGCGAAGACTGGACCAATTACGGGATTACCGCCGTAAGCTGGGTTGTTTGCATACTCAAGATGAATTTGAATATGTGCAATGTGATCTTGGTCTGGATAAGCTGCTGCAGGGTGACCCATTGTCATTGATACGTTTTCAAGCGCTGGATTTGATTCGTTTGCACCTAATGGATTTGGCAATACTTCTTCAATTTCAGGAATTTTAAGTTGTTTAAGAACGCGCTTGTATACAGAACGAATGTCAAACATTCCTGGAGGCGCAGACGCAGCCATTTGCAAGAGTGCTTGGTTTTGTGCAACACGTTGTGTTTCGGAAAAAATGTTAGGATCGGAAACAGGGCGTACGTCATTGTTGTACGCAAAATCACGCACTTGAATTTCAGTGCCTGATTGGTTATCCATTTCTTCTAAATACCAATGATTTAGACGGGAAATAATTGCTAATGATTTAGCTTGACTGCGGTGCAGACGAGCATGAATAGCAGAAAACACTTTGGCGCCTTGCTCAATCAAAGCTTGAGTTGTACCAACAGGCATGTTGCTATTGGCATCGGCAATCTTTTCTTCAGAAGTAGTTACAACGCCTTTTGCGGCGCTGGTTAACCAACCCATTAATTCCATCAACACACCCGATGGTGGGTTAAATGGCATTGGCATAGCAATCTGACGAATGTCAGTTACGCCGGGTCCTGCTTCTACTTCAATTACTTGTGTTGGTTCAATTCGATCACTCTGTCCACTAACTCGTCCAGTTTTGAGCTTAAGCATTGTCTGAGAGTTGTTGATATGAGCAGCATCAAGCAAAGCACGTAAAGAACCAGTAAGAGCAGCGCTGAGCCCACCAATAAGATGGGGGAGGCCAATAGCATAAGCGCCACGCCAAGGAATGAATTTGAACTCAACAACCCAATCCATTTTTTCGAGTTTCTCATCTCCGGCTTCCCAGTTACGACGTAGCGCCAGAACTTTAGAACTGGTCTCGTCAATTGTCATAATGTAAGGCGCACGACGACCCTCTGTTTGAGGATCTTCATCTAAACGCATAAAGCAAGTAATCTCATAAACACGACGCAATTCGTCAATGTTTTTAGATGGATCTTCTCTACCTTCAATTTTGTTGTTTGCTACTTGACTGCGCGTTTGGTCTGTAAGCGGTGCATCAGATGTGTACATCACATTGTCTAAATCGCGATACATTCCTTCTTCAATACGTTTGAGGTAAATGTCGCCAGTGATGTCTTGCTGTTCTGTTATGCGCGCAGAGCTGTAAAAGTTTGTTGTTGCATACGGAAGAATAATGTTATCAATCGGAATCCATTCACAAGTTGGACGACGTTGTTCTTCATCATAGCGCCATTTAAGATATTGTGATCCACCAAGGGGCAATTGAGTAAGCAGTTGCTCCATTTCGTCGCGGAACTCTGGCACTTGCTCTGAAAGCTGCCAGTTCATAAATGTTACTTTGCGATCAGCAGTCTCTTCTTTAACGCTGTCGTCATTGCCTTTAATATTTGATTTAACAATACCATCGGGCGGAAGTAATTCTTTGGATGAAGACGCTGCGAAATCAACGCAAGCCTCTGCCATAATTGGGTGTACTACTTTAGACGCACCATCAAATGTTGCGCCACCAGGGGCATCTTTACCAAGACCTGTTCTGCGAAGGCCCTCTTCGTATTGCTTATCTCGTTGCTTACGCGCTTCTTTATCAACGTCAATATAATCTAAATATTCATTAGCTAAAGCATCTAATGTGCTTTCATCTAACTCTTCAGCCAAGTTTGTATAAAACTCAGGATCTTTTAAAGGGCTTAATTTTTCTTTAAAATTAACAATGACAGAACCATCATCTAACTCAATTAGCTCTTCTTCTACTTCCTGGGGATCTAAACCGAGAGCGTCTTCGTAGGCTTTCATTTCTGCGTCTTGCGCAGTCGCCTCTTCAATATCTTCCTCGCGGTCAAGACCGGGTAGATTTCCGCCCATCTGGATAGGTAGTTGTGGATTAGCCATGTATTTTACTTGGTTTTCTTAACTTTTTTGCCCTTGGCAAGTCTCGGAAGCAATCCGGCTTTATCAAGCAGCTGTTGTTTGGGGGTTTGAACCATACCTGGAGTTTTTGGGGTCTCCATTAGTTTTTGGCGTGGTGTTTTGATAATTGGCATCTTATTCTAACTAATACGCAGTTTGTGACGTTTCCGCCCTTATTGGGCATAAGGGTTGGCATAACGCTTGCTAGAATCATCATCCGCGTAGTCATAATCTCGCGCAGGAAGTGGGTCTAACCGCAGCCAACCATCGTCTCGCAGGTAGCGCAACGCTTGGGAAAGGGAGTCAACATAGTCATCATGCCCTTTAGCTTCTGGGAATGAACATACCTGGCGAATAAAACGCTTAGCCCATTCAGCAAATTCGCCTTTGCGTTTTGCGTCTTCCGGAATAAATACTCTACCTTTAGCAATTAAAGGAGCCACAATGTTCAATCGTTGCACTTTATCCGCGCGCCCTGGGTTGTATCCTTGAACTGGCACACCAGAGGCTCTGAGTTCTTGAATTAGCGAAATACCAGCCGATTTGTCTTCCATCAATATAAGGTCAGCTTTTTTACCTTTAGCAAAATCATTGTCTGCGCCATAAACTACTTCTTTAAAATCATCGATGACTTTACGACGTAACTCGGGGTAAGATAAATGTTCGTCCCAGGCATCTAACAGGATGGCGTTTAACCCGCCGTCTAATTGCTCAAAAATACCCCACACTTCGCATGCTGTTGGGTCATTAATTGTTTTTTCGCTGGTTGCTGGATCGTATGATGCCAGTACAAATTCAAGTTCTGGCGTGGGTTTATCTGCCGGCCACATTTTAAATTGGTGGCGTTTTATAATACCAGATGACTCAGGATCTAAGATTTCTCCATAAATCTCCTGCCTTCCCATGTCTGTACCATCATAGGTCTCTAACTGTTTGAAAAAGGTTTCTGAGAGGTTAGCCTTGTTGTCATAAGACGATGCATTAACCATGTATACATCGCCACCAATTTTACCTTCTGCAAGGTCGACTATTGTTTCCCTCGGTTTTGGGGTTGTGGTGATAATTTGCTGGACCCGCTCGATTCTGGGGTCTTTAAGACGCAACGTAAACTGGACACCGTCGTAGGCCTCATCGAGGTAGTCAAATGCGCACAGCTCGTCGAACCAGGCGCCATGGTATTGTTTACCTCGGTAACGTTCGGGCTCTGAGGCAGGGATTCCTTGGATAATGGATCCGTTGGTAAGAGTAATCTCGAATAAGGATTTATTGTAATCCCTGATAAGGCTACGTGGTATAATATTAAGGAGTCCGGAATCTCCTTCAAAACAGGTTGCTCGTATGTCGTTAGAGGTTGGGGCTGTGACCAACCAGCGTGTGTTGTCGAAACGCCAAGCCCGAATACCAATCCAATGAGAAGCAGTGTGCGTCTTGCCAGATCCGCGACCGGCAAGCATGAGAAATGTGTCATATTCTCCATTTTCGGGTTCTTTTTGGTGGGGAAGGGCTTGCAAAGCCCATTTGACTTGCCAAATCGCCGCATCGAGCTGATCTTTAGGCCAATGCTTTTTGGATTCTGCAAATTTTTTGAGAGTAATTTCTTGTTGTGGTGTTAGCATACTGAGATAAATCCTTCACCGACTAAAAATCTATTGTTTTCACCTTCAGTTTCAATGTGCACGCACAATTGGTCCTTAATTGGACGAATTTTTGCAACATACCGGCGTGCTTGATGGATTCTTACTGGTGGTGATATTTGGTTCGCTACTAAACGCAGTCGCGTTTTAATAAAAACTGTGTGAGTTTTGTAATACGGGTCATACATCGGGATGGTTTTACATCCTAATGACTCCGCTAAGTATTGAACCTGTGCAGTATGCACTGGAGACTGTGAAGTAAACCGAAATTCATCCCGTTTTTGGTTGTATTGCCGGGGTTTTCCATGAATAATTCCTTTTAGCAACTCCAATCGCTGCTCTGGGGAGGCTAAAAGGTAGTTATTGGGTATTTTATTTGGGATAAATGGCATTAAGTGTGTGGAGATAGACGGGTTTGTAAAAAATCTACGTTTTTTTACTCCTTTAACAATTACTTCATACCCATGGTCTAAGAATTGCTGGTGCACATACTTCTCATATTCTGGTGGAGTTGTCATACTTCCGTCTTTTGGCCGATTAAACAGCCAACACCCAAACAAAAATGGGGGCACTGGTAAAGTTTGATGGGGTAGTTCCAATGGTTCTGCCGTAGGTACAGCATATTTGCTGCGGTTGCGGTGGTTTCGTAGCGGCATTTCTAATAGCTGCTCTACTGAATAAGGCTTTAACGCACTACGGAACTTGAGCTTTCCTTTATACCGGTAGATTTTATTGCGACGGTCTTTATCTTCAATCGGCAAACGCAAATGATTATCCCCAGCTACCGTAAGGTGGTCGTTAAACACCACCTCAAAACAATGTGGTGCTTGGTATTTTTGAACCAATGTGACTTTTACTGGTTTGCCATGATCATCAAAAAGATAATCGCCAGGCACAATATTGTTTGCCAGTTTCCAATAATCAAGGGTTAACACCTTTTGTGTTGCTAGTATCGCCATAAAAATTTTCCAGGACCCACTGGTCCAGCCATCGCCCTAACGGCGCGCGTATTTTGTTTTGAATGTTATGTGGCAGTCTTTGGATATTAACTGTTTCAGTTGTTATCTTAAGTCGAAACTCAAGGAATTTGATTGTGTCTTTATCTAATATATTGCCTGGAACATCTACCGAATCAAAATTATAC